GCCAAAGACACTGTCAACAGAGCATACTTTGATATAATTAATTCTGAGCCTCAGTGGCCTTTCTTAGCAGTTGCTGAAAGCGGAAGCTCAGACCCGATGTACGGAAACGTATACGTAGAAACAACAACAGGAACTCGCTGGTACGAACTAAAAGAAGCCAGCTCAAGCACCACAACAGATTATGGTTCTATAGATTGGGATAACTTTTATCTCACTACTGTAGGCGTGAACGGAGAAACAGCTCCTCACACAGCAAGAAACTTAGGCTTTACTTCTACCGATGAGTGGAAAGATTTTCGTAGAGTCTCAGAAAACTTAGATGATTCAGATGCACAACAGTATGGTGTACCTACCCACGTTATACGTAGCCCAGACTCTAGAAAGTTTGGTCTAAGTCCAATCCCAAACAAAGCTTACCGTATCTGGTTTTATGCGTGGGACTTACCTACACGACTTTCTGCCGCTACAGATGCGCTTCTTTTTCCTGACGTGTACTACCCTGTTCTTCTTGCAAGAGCACGTTACTACATGTGGCAGTTTAAAGAGAACCCACAGTCGGCATCTTTTGCGTTAGACGATTACAAGAAAGGTCTACGCAGTATGCGCTCAAACCTTATTGAGCCTACCCCTACTACTATTACAGACGATAGAATGAGGTTTGTTTAATGGCTCTTTCGCAACCCTTTGGTATTTCATGCAGGGGTGGATTAAACACTAATCTAAATCAGCTTGAAATGCTCGGCCAGCCCGGATTTGCTACAGAGCTTTTAAACTTTGAAGTTGATCCTGACGGAGGCTACAGACGCATCAACGGCTATACGCCTTTTGGTAATAATCGTCCAAATGGCAACAACGCTATTTTAGGATTAGCTGTATATGCTGATGGTATTATTGTGTGTTCAGGCACAGACATTTTCTTTACGCTTGAAGGAACTACATGGATACAGATAAACCGATCAAGCGTAGCAAGTGGTGGAGATAACTACTCTACTTTTACAAGCCGATCAGTATTAGAGCGAACAAACCAGAAACAATGCTCAATAGAAATATTTGCAGGTAACGAACAGTATGGACAGGCTCTAATTTGTGACAGTGAAAATAAAGCATACATATTTAAAATGGAAGGCTCTGGCGCTTTGTCAGGACGAACGTACTACTCAGCAGAAATAACAGTAGACGGCACAGTCGCTCCTTCAGTAGGCGTTATTCACGATAAGCACTATGTAGTTGCTGGCGCTTCAACACACAAGAACACAGTATATTACAGCCACACACTTGAGCCAGACAATTTTAGTGGTGCTGGAGCAGGAAGTATTTCAATTGACGATCAAGTTGTAGGTCTTAAAAGTTTCCGAACAGACTTGTTTATCTTTTGTAAAAACAGTATTTATAAATTAGTCAACATTAACGACACCCAGAATATTTCTATTGTTCCTATTGCTAAGAACGTAGGTTGTCTTAGCCACTTTAGTATTCAAGAAATCGGTGGTGATCTGGTGTTCCTTAGTCCAGATGGAATTCGATCTGTAGCAGCAACAGCCCGTATTGGTGACGTTGAATTAGGATCAGTAAGTCGGCAGATACATTCTGTTACTTCTGTTATTGCTAGAGACATTGATGACTTTATTATTACAAGCTGCGTATTGCGTAGACGCTCTCAGTATCGTTTGTATTATTCCACGGCTGGTGGAAACAATTCAGATGCAAAAGGCATTATAGGCACAATGACTAGAGAAGGTTTTGAATGGTCTGAAACAAAGGGCATACAGGCATCATCTCTGGTTTCTGATTTTAGTCACGTAGGTATTGAAAAACTACAGCACGGAGACAAAGACGGTTACATTTATAACCACGATTCGGGCGGGTCTTTTTCAGCTAATGGTTCTCCTTTTAATATTAACGCTAAGTATACTACACCTTTCTTAGACTTCGGAGATGTAGGAACTAGAAAGACTATGAAATACGTTAAGATTTCTGTGTCTCCTGAAGGTGAACTTGCGCCAGTACTCAGAACTCAATATGACTTTGCAGATAAAGACGTAGCGCAGCCCGCAGATATTGTACTTGTAGGTATTCCGGTTCCTGCTATTTTTGGTACAGCTCTTTTCGGCACTGCTATTTTTCAAGGTACTAACGATCCGATGGCACGGCAAGTCCTCGAAGGCAGTGGACATACAGTAAGTTTCCAAATTAGAACAGAGGATCAAAGTCCTCCTTATTCAATAAATGGTTTATATATAAATTACGTGCCAGCAGGCAGGAGATAAGACATGGCGGGAACAAGCTACACACGACAAAGTACCTTTGATGATGGAGATCTCATATCCGCTGCATTATTCAACAACGAATTTAATCAGCTTTTAAATTCTTTTAGTTACTCAGCTACCGGAACTACAGGCCACCAACACGATGGCGGCGCTGGAGAAGGCGGTAACATTGAAATTATTGGTGACGGAGATTTTCTAAACAAGATTTTAGTTGACGGAACTAATAATCGTTGGGGTTTTTATGTACAGGTAGGAGATGCTACAGCAGAGCAAATCCGCATTCAAGATGGTGCAATTGTACCAGTAACAGATAACGATATTGATTTAGGTACAAGCTCATTACAGTTTAAAGACGCATTCATTAACGGCACACTAGAAGCCGATGCAATCACTATTTCAGGTATTACACTAGCAGAGACTATTTCAGATACTGTTGGCGCAATGGTAACAAGCAACACTGAGACAGGCGTAACAGTAACATACAATGATGCTGACAATACTTTAGACTTTGTAAATGGTGCTGGCAGTATCGTAAGCTCAATGCTTGAAACAAATGTCACAGTAGCGGGCAACATCCTTGTTGGCGGTACAGTTGATGGGCGAGATGTAGCAGCCGATGGAACTAAGTTAGATGGCATTGAAGCCAGTGCAGACATAACAGATACTACAAACGTAACAGCCGCTGGCGCACTGATGGATAGTGAGCTAACTGCTCTTGCAAGCGTTAAAGCCATTAATCAGGGATTGGCAACTACTAATAATGTTCAATTTGCAAATGTTACAGCAACTGGAAACGTAAACATTACTGGAGACTTGACTGTTTCTGGTGACGATATAACAATGGCTACGAACACTGCCGGTGCGCTTTTAATTGCAGACGGTACTAACTTTAACCCCACTACCGTTGACAGCTTATCAGAACTAACTTCAATAGCAGGTGACGATGTATTCTTAGCTATTGATACTTCAGGTGGCGGTTTAAAGAAAGTAGCACGTAGCACAGTAGTACAAGGTCTAGCAGCATCCAACGCTATTGCAAATGTTGTAGAAGATACAACACCCCAGCTCGGTGGTGACTTAGACGCACAGTTCAGCAACATCACAAGCGTTGGAGTCTTAACAGCCGATGGTGTAGCAGGAACTTACGGAAGCTCTTCAAGCCCTGTAGTCTTCACAATCACTGTAGCTTCAAAGACTTCAGCGCACCCTTACAACGGTGACGGCTCTAGCAGCGCATATTTCTTAAACGGCGTTGAGTCTCCTGCTATTCAGTTCTCAGGCGTAGACGGCATTACAAGCTCTACGGGATACTACTACAAGTTCGATCAAGCTAATAGTTCTAACAGTGGACACCCGCTACGTTTTTACTACGATGCAGCTAAGACCACAGCATACACAACAGGCGTAACAACTTCAGGGACTCCCGGAAATGCTGGCGCTCATACTACAATAGCTGTAACGTCTGACACACCTAATATCCTGTACTACGAGTGTAGCGCACATGCCTATATGGGTAACTATGCTACAGCGGTTACAACTACCATTGGTACTACAGGGGCTGTAAAAATTCCTGCGGGAACTACAGCGCAACGACCTACAGCGAGTGCAGGTCAATTTAGATATAACAGCACTACTTCAAAGTTTGAAGGCTATACAGATGCGTGGGGAGACATTGGAGGCGGTCAAGTAGTAGCAACAGCCAACAACAGCACAGACGAAACTGTTTACGTCACGTTTGTGGATGGTCAAACAGGAGATCAAGGAATTGAAACAGATTCGGGCTTAACCTATAACCCTTCTACTGGATTAATTACTACAGATTCTGCATCCTTTAGCGGCACAGGCGGCGTTAAAGTCCCTGTAGGCACAACAGCTCAACGACCTGCTAATGCTGCTGGTCAGTTTAGATACAACAGCACCGAAGGAAAATTTGAAGGCTACACGACTGAGTGGGGCGAGATTGGCGGTGGAGCAATTGACCTGCTGGTAAACACGTTTGCGGGCAACGGCTCAACGACTGCATTTACTATGTCATCTTCTCCGCTCATTGCTAACACGCTTGTGTACATTGACGGCGTATATCAAAACAAAGCAGCGTATTCAGTTTCTAACGATGTCATAACATTCTCAGAAGCTCCAGCAAGCGGCGCAGTCATTGAAGCTACAGCGGCTACAGTAGGCGAAGTATCAACAGCTTCAACGTCCTTTGCAATCACACAGCTTACGGGTAACGGCTCTACTACTGCATTTACACTTTCAACACAAACAGCAGAAAACAACACCAACGTATATTTTGACGGTGTGTATCAAAGTAAAGCAAACTACTCAGTCTCTGGAAACACGCTAACCTTTAGCACAGCTCCTGCAAACGGTGTATCAATTGAAGTAATGGCTTCTGAGGGCATTACGCTTACTATTGGTACTCCAGATAACGGCACAGTGACTACTGCTAAGATAGCAGCAGATGCAGTTACACAAGCTAAGATTGCTGACGATGCTGTTGGCGCAGACCAGTTAGCCGCCAGTGCGGTTGTAACAGCTTCTATAGTTGATGATGCAATCACAGCGGCTAAAATAGCATCTGTTCCTGTAGCAGTAGGTATTACGTCTGTTGTTACAAGCGCAAGTGCTACTGCCACAGTTAATACTCACGTTTATGTTAGTGCAGCAGGACGAACGATTACACTTCCTGCCAGCCCTACAATCGGTCAAAGAGTCATCATTACTGTCGGTAACTTTGAAGATACAGTAGTTGGTAGGAACAGCTCAAAGATTATGAGTTTGACCGCCGACATGACACTAGACAAAGCATATCTTTCAATTCAATTTATATACACAGATACAACGCAGGGGTGGATTATAGCATGAGTAATTTTTCAGACTTTATAGGTGGCGGGGGTGGATCAGCTTCATTTCCCACATTCTTTTTACATAAATCCGTAACATGGGTTCCTCCTCAAGACGGTAACATAATGATTCATGTCATTGGGGCCGGTGGTAGTGGCGCTTCGTCGAACAGTACCGTACAAAGCGGTGCGGCAGGCGGTTATTGTAGAAAAAACTCTTTAGCTGTTACAACTTCTGGCTCATTTACTGTAACTATAGGTGCTGGTGGAGCTTCGCGTATTGGCTCCGCTGGAGCAGGAACAGCAGGAGGTACTACCTCTGTAGCGGGTACTGGATTAGGGTCTACCTTAACAGCTACTGGTGGCGCAGGAGGCCTCCAGCAGAGCTCTGGCTATTCTACTGGAGGCGTTGGCTCAAATGGTGACTTAAATACCACAGGTGGACGCGGAGGCCATAAGCTAGGCGGTGGTGCTGTCGGCTTGTCAGGAACAGGTAATGATGGCGCATTTATTTCGGATGAAATTTTAAATTATGGTGGAAACTGTGACATAGTGGGCGATTTTTATTCATCTAGTTTTGGTCAACTGTCTGGTAGTCTGGGGGGTCGAGGTTCTTACATTACCGCTCAGTCTTCTGGGGAAGGAAACTTTAATGCAGGGCCGTTAGGCGGTGCGGCATCTATGTACGGAGGTGGTAGCTACGCTTTTTCTTCGGGTAATGCTTCGGTAGGCGGTGGGGGTGGCTTTTGTCGTACTACTAGCTCAACGCAAAATTTTTCAGGCCGTGGTGGTGAAGGCTGTGTTGTAATCCAGTACATACCGTAAGGAGATATGAAATGAAATATATAATTAAAGATGCTGACGGTAACATCACAAATACCATCAACGCTGACGCTGAGTTTGTTGAAGCTAACTTTGAACACTATGAAGAGTGGGTTGCCCCTACACCTGTAGAGCCTACAGCAGAGGAAGAAGGACGTACATGGCGTGACAGTGAGCTATCTGCTACTGACTACATAGTCCCTCTGTCTGACCATCCACAACGCGATGCTTACATAGCCTACCGTACAGCCCTACGTAACTGGCCGAGTACAGAAGACTTTCCAGCAACTCGACCGGAGCTAGGAGAATAAGATGGCTTTAACTAAAGTAAAAACTAGTGGCCTGACTGCTGATGCGGTTACTGCTGCGCTGATAGCAGATGATGCCGTTACAGCCGCTGCTATTCTTGACGGAACTATAACAGCCGCAAAGCTCGGCACAGGCGTGGGCGGGGCGTTCAACAACTTCCTTGTTAAAACTGCAAACTACACAGCAGTCACGCGAGACCAGTTAG